GCAGCGGTCTTGGCGGCCTTGCAGAGGAGGATGGCGAGCTTGCGGTCGAACTGACGGGCAAGCTCACGACCGCACTCGGCGGCGAGTTCGCTGCGGACGTCGTAGTGCGACATCGCGGTGTCGATGTCATCGACCTCGAAGTGCGAGACGAGCGGACGATCATCGAGGGTGATCGTGTACTCCTTGGTCTCGACATCAAGACCGAGGAGCTCGGTACCAGCCTCATGGTACTCCGAGCCGATCTTCCACGTGGCGGGAAACTTCATCGAGTTGCCCGACGTGATCGTCTTGAAGTTCACCAGGTTCGAGAACTGGTTGTACTCCTCGAAGGCGGTGATGACCTCACCACCGAAGACGGGGAGCCAGAGGTCGCTGGGGGTGGGGGTGACGTTTGCGTAGTTGGATCCAAAGCGGATCAGGTTGCTAGTTGCCATTGTCTGTGTTCTCTGTCTAGTTCATTTTACGGAAACCTCTGCTTCGGTTGTCGCAATCGGATTGTCCGACACCATGTCGGGTCCACGCGGTCTCTGCTTCGGAACAGGCCCAGTGGGATTCGAACCCACATACCGCCAATGGCGGGTAATGTCCGTTATACGATGGGCCTTGCCTTCATGCCGCCTTGGGCGGATCTGTGCTCTTGAGGTCGGCACCGATGGCGATGCCTGCGTTGTACGACTTCTCCTTCTCCTTGGCGACACGCTGGTCTTCACCGGGTCGCTTGAGGAACAAGCCGGTCAGGAGACCGAGTCCGCTCATGAGAAGGGCTCCACCGGGAATGCCGTTGCTAGCGTCGCCGATGGCACCGATGCCGAGATCGGTAATCTGGACGAGAACGGCATATCGATCCTCGGCGTCCTTGACGGCGCGCTGGAACCGCATGCTGTTGCTCTCGACGTAGAACTGCCAGTCGTCCCACACGGCCTGAGCCTCGTCGAGGGTGATCGTCTCGCCGGTCGGGATGTCAACGACTTCCTTGACCTCCGGCGGAACGTCGACCTTGACGAACGACTGCAGGTTGCAGCCATTGGCAGTCATCAGGACGAGGAACATGACGGCGGTGACGATGCCGATGAGGACACCGTTCTTATTTTCCTTGATGAAGTTGATGATCGTGTTCATTGCTCTACCTTCAGGTTGCTGGTCGAACGGATCTTGGCGTAGACCCATTCCTGGTACTTCGAGTCGGTCTTGTAGCGGGGGTCCTGCATTGCGGCCACCATCTCTCGCTTGTTGGCGAAGGGCTCGATTGCATTGGACACACCGGCCTTGGTGAAGCCGCTGTAGTTGCGAGGCTCGTCCTTGGTCGGAGACGACTGATCCATTCTGGCCTTGAGGCCGATCAGTACGTTCTCCCAACCCGGAGACTTGAGGGCGTTGTTCACGCTCTCGCGCTCTGCATCGTTGAGGGTGCTCTGGGCCCACTCGACGACGGACTTGAGGTTCTCCTGACCACCGACGAGGCTAGCCGCCTTGTCGGCAGTCTGCTTCAGCTTGAGCTGGTAGCCGCTGACGTAGCCGTCGATGACGGAGTCCGGCATGCCGAACCGCTGCTTGATGCTGTTGCGGCTCTCCTCCGACAGGATGCCGGTGGCGTTGAGCTCGCCTTCCCATCGACCCCAGTCCTCGTTGGTCGGAGCGGGCTCCTTCTTCTCGGGAATCTGGAGGTTGTCGATGGACGGTTCTGCCTTGTCCTCGGTCTTTGGCTCTGGAGTCGGCTGCTTGGCCTTCTGCTGAAGACGGGTAATCTCGGCTCTCATGTCCTTGTAGGACTTGATGAACTTCTCGGGATCGCCGTTGAACTGCGGAGGAAGGTTCTGAGGACTGGTCTTTGCGAACTTCTCGACTGCCTGAAGTTCAGCGTCGGTCGGATCGAAGTTCTCGTCGCCGGGCTGAGTCTGGTTCTCTGACATTATTGCTCCTTGTTGAGGGCGCTACGTGCGCCTTCCTCGGCCATGCTGCCGAGGCTGCTGACCGTCTGCTCCTGGATCATGGCCTGGAGCGACTGCTGTGCCTGTGCCTGCTGCTCTTCCTGCAGCTGCTGCGGCGTCTTGACGAGTCCGACGGGCTCGAGGCCGAAGGACGATGTCCACTTGATTGCCCAGCCGTACCAATCGATGTACGGTGCCACGGCTGGCTGCTGACTGATGACCGCTGCCCACTGCGCGAGCAGTGAGTTGGTCACCTCGCGGTTCAGGGCCTCGAGTCCAGTGCGGACCTTGAGGTTGAGCGGACCACGACCGCTGATCAGGTCGAGCATCTCCTTGGGAATCATCTTGTCGCGAGCCATGAGAACCATGGTGCGACGGACGATTGGGATCTGGATGTCACGGGCCATGCCACTGAAGATGCCGCCGAGGGTCTGATCGAGCTCCTCCGCGACCTCTCTGATCTCGGTGGCCGTGACTCGGTCACCGCTGCGCTGAACCGACGACTGGAGCAGGAAGGTCCTGCCCAACTGAAGGCTGAGGTCCTGTCGGACGGTAGCCATTGGCGACATGTCGATCTGCTTCAGAAGCTGGATCGGGAAAACATCGACCTGACGGGCAGGAACGAAGTCTCCGTTCTGGGTGTCCTGAAGATCGGTCACCTCGGTAATGCCGGTTGGATCGACTCCGATGCGGAACTCCGAGTTGGCGGCTGCTGCCTCGACCATCGCCTTGGTGATGGACTCGAGGGTGCGGATGTCTCCGATGTGCTCTTCCACCAGTGAGCGACCGTAGTCCTCACCGGCGATGCGAGACCAGACCTGCGGGATGTACGGACAGATGTCGTACGTTCCGCTGTCCACGATGACTCCGCAGTACTCCTTCTCGACTTCCCACTTCTTGGTCTCGGGGTACCATTCGATCTCGGTGAAGAACGGCTTGTGGTCGTTGGTCGGACCCATCTCCGATCCATAGGACCGATGATAGTCTTCCTCGAGGTTCCATCCCTCGGGCACGGCCTTGGGATCGACCCACTCGCGGACGATGATCTTCTTGATGCGACCATCCGGATACCGCTGCACGACGTAGTGGTCGATGCGGTGCACCCGGAAGTTGTAGTCGTCCATGCACTCTAGGAGGGCATCTCCAAGCACGATCAGGTGCTGGAACAGGACGAACAGTTCCTGACGGAGGTTGGTCCCTGCGAGCTTGTCCATGATCTTGCGATCAAGTCGAGCGAGCTGGGCGATCGTCTCGGTCGTGTCGGCGCCCTGAGGAATATACTCCTGATCCAACTCGAAGTTGAAGAACGGAGCCTGGTTCAGGGGATAGATGGCGCTGACCATTCGGCTGGCAAGAGCCATGACGCCTCGGGCCGGAAGGCTCGAGAAGATGTCCGGAAGGTCCATCGTCTCGGTGAACCCGTCTCGCGGGTACAGTCCAGGGACGGTGAGTCGAGCGCAATCGCGTGCACGGTCGAGCTTGTTGGTTCGACGCGAGTCAAGTCGCTCGAACTCCCTTTGAATTTCACCCTTCTCCATCAAAGCCTCCCTGTCCAGTAGTTGTCAACCACCATAGGCGGCTTCTGAGGAAATATCGGGGAACCCGTCTGACCAAACCGTCCTCCGAACATCGGATGGATGGTCGGGGTCTTCTGATTGATCTCATTGGGCTTTACGGTGGTGCCCTTGCTGATGCCGAGCGACGGAGCCCAGAACCAACCGGGGGTGTTGGCGTAGGCCTGAGTCGGATCGGTGATCAGGTTCATGTTGACATCACGTGGCTTGAACGTCGGAGAGAATCGCTCCTGACGCATCAGGCCCTCGGTTGGCATGACGGACAACGAGGGGTCGTACTCGAAGGATCCTGCGGCTCGGTTGGAGTAGTCGGACGCCAGGGTCTCGTAGGCCCCGACCCGCTCCCTGAACTGACGCTTCTGATCCTGGTACCTGACTCGCTCTCGTTCAAGCCATGCGTCATACGCCGCCTGCTGGGGGCTTGGCCCCGAAGGAATGCTTGCTCCCATTTGTCTGTTTCTCGTTTAGGGATTTGAGGAACACGACCACTGAGTGCTGACCTGACTTGAAGTCGATGGTCCTGAGGTCTGTTTCCGGTGTGTAGGTTACTGGAGCGAAACGCTTCGACAGCCAGTGTACAAGTTCGATTGAGATCGGAGGTTCATCCGACATGGATTGCCCTATCGTTTGTCATCAGTTCCCTGTAGAGGAACCTGGCGCTTCTGGCCTTGACGTCAAGTCCCATGGACCTGAGCATCCTTGCGACGGCTTCAGCGCATGTGTTTCGTTCTGGAAGAGGAACATTGATGCCAGCATCGTTCAGGTAGTGGAATGGTTCTGTCAAACCGATCCACCACAAGGGGCTTGTCTTGAAGCCGTGACCGAGCATCGACACCAGACTCGGATCAAAGTAACAGGGACAGATCAAGAACGAATCCTTGATCTGTCCCCGAAGGAGCCGGTTCATTGGTTCCTGTTGTCTCCATTGGGCCTGTCGGCCTCTAATGGGAAGAAGGTACCAATCCTCTACTTGGATCCCTACATGAATAGCACTATAGTCTGTAATCAGAGAAGAGATCTTACATAGAACATCATCTTGTTCTATGAAGTCTACTCTAATGTACCTATCTATGTTATCTATGTATTCCATAGGGGTCCTTCATGTAGGCGGCCTAAACTGTGTCCGATAATCAGGACTTGACCTTCTTGGCGTTCTGATATCGCTTCAGGATCGCACGGCCCTTCTTTACGGCGGATGCCTTATCGCCGTTATGGCCCCAGGCCTTCAGGCTCAGGGCAAGACGGGTCGGACGTCCCTTCGAGTCGCGCATAGGCCCAGCTGCAGAACCCATCCGGACGAGAAAGGAGCCTTTGCGCTTTGCGGCCTCCGATCCAGGGGAAGGGGTGCCCTTGACGGGAGCCTTGAGCTTGCCACCGGTGGCCTTGTTGTACTTGTTTCGACCGGACTGGGTGAGTCCGCCCTTGGGGTTCTTGTCCTTCTTGGTCAACGAGACGTTCTTCTTTGCCATATTAAGCGATCCTTACTGCCACGATGGAAGTGGCGTTGGTACCAGATGCGTTATTTGGGGTGATTGCCTTAAGCACATCTCCTGCAATACTACCACAAGCTTGAAGAAGCATTGTGGTGGATCCGGCTAGAACAACAATAGCATTGCATGACAGCGAAGCCCAGTTGTTGGCTGCGCTTGTATGAAATTGCTGCGTGCTGGCATGATTTGTTGTTCCGTTGCTGTTGATTCTTATGTTGTAGTTTCCGGCTGTAGTTGTCGTTCTTCCAACTGTTGCGCTTGCCATAATAAGCCAAGTTCCAGCTGACAGTACAAGCGATGGCCCCGTGTACCATACCCCCTGAGTAGTGAGGGCAACATCTGATGCTAGAAATGCTTGGTCATAAGTAAGAGCACCAGCTGTAACTGTAGATGGAGCCCATTGGGAGCCATTCCAGGTAGCGACTTGATTTGTAGTAGCTCCCGATTGCGTCAAATTTGACAGCGAATGCGTGTGATTTACAGCAGCCTTGCCATCAAGAGTTGACTGCAGATTTGTCACGCTTGAAATGACATGGGTGTGGCTTGACGCTGCGTATGTAGCGTCCGACTGCGACTTGGTGTAGTACCGGGCGTCTCCACGGGTGTCGTTGTGGTACTGGGCGTGGTCGTCGTCTGCCAGACCATCCAGGTCTCCGTGATCGGTGGCTCCTCCTCCGCCACCACCCCCACCACTTCCGTTGTTGTTCTTGCGTGTAATCGTTCGATCGATCAGGCGACGGATGTCGTCCTGCTGCTGTCTGTTGAATGAGCTCAAGTGATCATCTCCTCGAACCACGTCATGGAGTGGCGGTTAAGCTTGCTGCGGAGGGCATCGACGTCATCGTCGTTGACCATGTAGTAGTCGAACACCTCGTCCGGGATCAGTCCGAACGTGTACTGCCAGGCCATCTGTTCCGATTCATGATGACGCCATTCGGCGAGAGGATCGGTGATGCGGGAGATTCCGTCCACGAAGACGGTGATCCCGTTGATCGACGCGATCATCTCGACCTCGTTGGGATAGCGGCAGTCGTCGAAGATGATGACCTTGTCCCTGAACAGGGTGGCGGCATCGGCACAATCGTACATCATGTAGTTGTGCTTCTCCTCGATCTTCATCTCGATCAGTTCGGCCAGGACCCGGTCGGCCCAGTAGTGTGGACCGGAGACTCCAGGTCGAAACTTCGGATCGCGTCTGGTTGATCCCCATCGTTGCAGGGTGTCTCGATACTTGATCGGATCTTTGTCCTTGTCAAGACCAATGCGCTTAGCTGCCCTCTTCATGGGCTCTGCAAACGACATGATGCGGACGTCGTGTCCGTTCTTCGTGTAGATCTCGGCGAGGATGTTGGCGGCTGTCGTCTTGCCAGCTCGGGCAAGACCTGCGAATGCGATTACCTTCATCAGTGGGTCTCCGACCAGTTCTTTCCAACCTTGAACTCACCGGCAAGCGGACACTTGAGACCAAGCTCCACTCCGGACTCCTTGATCGAATCCACCATGATGGCTCCGATCTTGTCGGCGCATTCTGGAGGACACTCGATCTGAACTTCGTCATGCACGTTGGCCATGAATGCAAACTGCATCTGGCTGTCGTCCAGCTTCTTCTTCATGATGATCAGGGCCTTCTTCATGACAACCGCACCAGCTGACTGAAGCAGGAGGTTCAGCGCGCTATGGGCGCTGCGGATGGGGAGCGGACGACCGTCTAGGCCAACCAGCTCGTTGTTCTTGAGGGTGGTGTACTGCAACTTCTTGAGGAGCTTGTCGTATGCCGGAACCTTGCGCTTGAAGTCTGTCTTCAGGCGCTCACCGTCGGCTCTGGAACCGTCGACAATCTTGCCGACCTTCTCGTCGCCTGCACCATACAGCAGGCCGTAGATGAAGGTCTTGGCCTGATCTCTGGTCTTGAGACCCGCAGCATGCTGATTGTGGGTATGAACGTCACCTGTGGTGACGATCTTGACGTAGTCGCCGTTGTCGAACTCGGCGAGGTAATGCGCGAACATCCTCAGCTCCAGTCCGGAGGCGTCGGCACCGACCTGGACCCATCCGGATCTGGTCGGACCAAACAGCGCCCTGCACTCCTTACCGTAAGGAGAGCCGCATCGAGGGACTTGAGCCATGTTCGGATTGCTGTGCGTCATGCGTCCGGAGATTGCACCGTTGGTGTTGACGTCTCCGTGGATACGCCCATTTACGTCTGCATCGAGCCACTGGGAGAGCTGGCTGATGCGCTTGTCCACAAGCAGGTACTCGTTGAGCAGTGGAGCCTCTGGGAACGGAAGCTCGGACAGAATCGATTCGTCGATCTGCGGCTTGCCTGTCTCCGTCATCTTGGTCGGCTTCCACTTGTACTTTTTGATCAGGGCTGCGCTGATCATGTCTCTGCTGCCAGGGTTAAACGGAATGACCTTGACCTTGGTCTTGAGCGGAATCTCCTTTGGCGGAAACAGCCGCTGAAGCTCCTCGGTGACGGTGGCCTTGCGCATCGTAAGGTCGGCCATCAGTCCGCTTGCTGCCATCCTGTCGAAGCCGAATCCATTGCGGATCTGCGCCGAGATGATTGATGCGACGTTAAGCTCGATACTGACGGCACCATTGTGTCTGATCGCAGCGGGAGTCAGCAACCTGAAGATGGCCTCGGTGATGTCGACATCCTGTCGACAGTACTTGGCCATCTCCGGGGTGTAGGACTCGAAGTTGGTGAACTCGATCTTGGGCATCCTGAGATAGTCGCCCCAGTTCTTCAGGCTGCTGCCCCCAGCTGGATGCTGGGTTCGATCAGGGTACAGCAACCTGGAGATGATCAGGGTGTCGATGGGGGACGCCTTCGGCTTCCAGTCAATGAACTTCTGAATAGCCGGAATATCGAAAACAATGCAATTGTGGCCAACAATACGATCGAAACCATCAAGGAAAGCAACCGCTTTTGATACGTCCGTGAACTCATGGTGCTTTCCCGTCTGGATGTCCTTGACTACGATCACGTGGATCTTGGTCATTTTTTCGATGAAGTTGTCTGCCTCTACGTCGAAGACTGCAATGCTCATGGGTAGCGCTTACTCCCTGTTGTGTGGTCAGTCCTTCTTCTCGATCTTCTTCTCAACCTTGGGCTTGTCCTTCAGGGCTGCGATCTCGGCCTGAAGCTCGCGAATGCATTGCTTCATGACATCGACCTGCTGGATCAGCGTCTTGGGGGAGTACGAGGAATACGTGGGGAAATTGTCGGGAACCTGGGTCATGAGAGACTTTCGTTGGTGAAGATTGCGGTTGGATCAAGTGATGGAACGGTAGGTGCGCTGGGATCAAAGACGTAGTCTCCATCCTCGTTGACGGCGAAGCCGACCTCGACGAGACGTCCAGTCGAGTAGTCGTAGCGCAGGGCTGTGGCGACACCACTGGCTCCTGTGAACCGGTTCTTGAGGATGCGGACGATGGTCGTGTTTGACACGTCCTTGTCCTGATGCTGACGGTCTCGCTCGAGTGCGATGACTGTGTTGGGAACCGAGGCAAGGGATCCGGAACCTCTGAGGTCTTGAACCGTGATCCGGGCTCCTTCTTCATAGCCCTTTCCGGACGACGGCTTCCTCAGCTGGCTGATGACGTCAAGATGGACACCGGTACGCTCGACGATGGATCGCAACGACTTCATCATCTCGTCGATGATCAGACGCTCGGAACCACCATCCTCGGAGTTGGACAGCATTCCTGCCACGGCTGCGGTGATGTGGTCAAGAATCACGACCTTGCACCCGAGACCAACTGCCATGTACTCGATGCGCGACAGCAGGTTGTCGTATGCCGACGAACCCATGTGGTCGTAGATGTACAGTGGCATCGAGTCGACGTATGCTCTTGCCGTCGAGTACTCGCTGTCGTTAAGCGACGAGTCGAAGTCGGCTTCCAGCGTCGGCTTGCCGGTTGCAAGTCGAAGTTGGTTGAGGGCCTTGAACGCGAACGTGCGGCGTACCGGCTTGTTCACGATCAGCGACACGATGTCGTCAACAGTCTCTGATGGAGATTCCTCGAGCATGATCATGCCGACAGGACGACCTGCCGACAGGTGATGCATGGCCAGCTCTCGGATGATCGTCGACTTTCCGGAGCCAGTGCCCGAGGTCCACAGGGTGATCTCACCGCCACGCTGACCGATCAGGAAGTCAGTCAGTGCAGGCCATGGGAACTCCCACACCTCGGTGTTGGTGTGGTCGCAGGACGGGATGTCCTTGACGTGGAGGATGCCATCGGGTCGGTAAGCCTGAGCCTGCCAGAGGGCAGTGTCGAGCGCTCGGGCCTCGCTGTTGAGCCACATCTCGTTGGCGTCCTTGCGAGGCAGCGTGGCAATGCGACCCTTGCCGGGAGGCAGGATCTCGGCCACGGCCTTGGCTGCTGCACGGCCCGGCTCGTCGTTGTCAAAGCACAGAACAACCTCCTCGAAGGAGGAAACAAACTCGTAGTTGTTCTTGATCGCGTTGACGGCTCCCGACGCACCGGTCGGAAGCGACACGACAGGCCACTTGCATTCCTGCATCTGGGCGATGGTGAGGCAGTCGATCTCGCCCTCGGTGATGACGAGCCGCTTGCCGCCGTGCTTCCACAGGTGCTGGCCCCACAGCGGAGGAGCTCCCATGTCGCCTGTGCAGGTGAACCGCTTGCCCTCGTATCTCACCTTCTGACCCACGATCACGCCGTCCTTGATGTAGTTGGCGATCTCGCATCCCGTTCCAGACAGGTAGCCGTAGTGTCGGCATGTCTGGGCGGAAAGCCGTCTGTGAGTCAGGTCCTTGTACTCGCCGCTCATCAGCAGCGTCGTCGGCCTTGGAGTCGTCACTTGCTCTCCGTTGGATGTGTGGTGTCCGCATGCGAAGCAGTGCGTGTGTCCATCGTCGTACACCACTAGGTTGTCACCCTTGTCGTCATTGCCTGATGCCCGGCACTTGGGGCATGGCTTTCTGTGTGTTACCTTGCTGATGGCTTGACCTCAAGCAGAATGTGTCCTTCTTCGTTCTGCTCGGCGAACCGCTTGCTCACTGTCAGCTTGACGATCTGGTCGTCGTCGTCCCACAGGACGCCGTTCATGGCGTCAAGAACACCCTTGGCATAGTTGTCGACGTCGCCACGGGGCACGTCGAGGATGCTTGTCTTCGGCTTCTTGACGACACACTCGACATTGACGTTCAGTCTCTTGTCTCCAAACGACTTGGAGGAGACTGCCATCGATGTCAGGATTGCCGCGATCGCAGTCTTGAACTTGCGGTACACCGGCCCGTAATACGTCCCGAACCGGCTGACCCTGGGTCTCGAGGCCGGAACGGGGTTGATGTCGATCTTGAGTTTCATCAGAACGGAATGTCATCGGCCTTGATGCCGGGACCCTCATCGAAGACGTCGGTGGCGTTGAATCCGCTACCGGCCTTGTACGCATTGCGCTCGACGACCTGGACGGCGACGAGGTACGGCTTGATGCCAGCGCCGAAAGCCGACTCCCAACCGCCGAGACTGAAGGCGACACGAATGCGGTCATTGGTATTGGCGGTGTCGCAGGGCTGCTTGTCGCTGTTGACGACAGGGACGACAATGTAGTTGCCTGCATCGTCGCGACGGGCCTTGGACTTGAAGGAGATGCACGGATCGCCGGTCAGCTTGTCGGCCCGGATGACGGACGACGGATCGATCGTGCGACCGCACTCCTTGCTAAACTCCGCAGCAAATGCGGTGATCTCGGCCTTCATGGCCACGAACTCAGGATCGTTCTGGTCGAACATGACCGTGACCTTGAAGGTCGGATCGCCACCCTTGTACGAGTCGGGCTCGACGAGTGCGGGAAACTTGGCGATGCCAGCCGCGCTCTTGAAGCGGGTCTTGCTGAAGTAGATCGAGGGCTTGCCGTTGTTGGTCTTTGCCATGTCTTGTTGCTCCTTAGACGAGGTCGGTATTGTCGATCTCTGCCGAGATGTGTCCGGAGACGGTCTCCAGATTCGAGATGATTCGAGTCAGCTTTGCGTCGATCTTTCGGATCGACATGTACTCAAGGCTGTCGTGTAGGTTTCGCAGCTCATCGATTTCCTTGATGAGCATGTCGTTCAGCTTGTCGTTCACTTCTGTTCCTTTGCCAGCGCCGTGTTGGTCAGCGTCATGACGATCTTGAGGCCATGTCGGATGCGCTCCTCCCAGT